ACAAAGCGCCAGGAAGACTCAATCCCATCAAGGCCTTCCATGCTATCCTCTACCACAAACACTGTGCAAGACACAGGCAGGCGGGAAGTCGGATCATTGATCCAGTTTTGAACTCGTCCTGTGCGGGCGATGATGTTCGGGGTTTGCATAATCAGAGAAGATCCTCAAGGATGGGTGGTTCGTAGTTGGGCCCCTTCATGATCTTACCATCATCGCGGCGGAGGGGCTTTCCGTCAACGAGTTTGCTCATGTTGGAATGGAAGACTCGGTGCATAGCAGCATCAAGGTTCCAACCACGGGCAGCGGCATACTGGTAGCAGACAAAGACAAGATCTGCTAACTCTTTGAGCTGATCCTCAAGGGAAATCTTCCCATCAAACTCACCAAAAAAAGCTTCATCAAACTCACCATACTCCTCACGGATCAGTCCAAATTGAAGCTCATGGACAATCTCATCAGGTGTGGAAGAAGGCTGCTCCATCGCCTGCCGGAACAGGATAGCCTGAGTGAGGAGGCTGGGCGTTGTCTTGGATGGCTCTGATTTTTCGTTCAACGTAGGCGCGGACTTTAAGCCAATCATCGAGTTCAGTTTCTTGGGGTTTCTTGCCTGCTCGGCAGATGTATTTGATGATGTTACCAGAAAGGAAGTCAAGGTCTTGGTCAACAATGAAATCCCAAACTTGAATCTTTCCTTGCTGGTAGTGAGCTGGATCGTGCTTACTCATTGGTTGGTGGGTTCCACAGGATGGGTTCTTTGATTGTGAAGTTGTACTCATTGGGTCGAAGGATCCTGGCAAGTCTAGCATTGCGAAGGGCATCCTCCTCAGTCAGACCTGCCTTCTCATAAGCACCTCTGATCACTTCCCACTCCTTCCCCTGTGCCTCTGCAAGCAGCTTCTCAGCGCCCTTGGCACCAACACCAGGCACACCCTTGTAGCCGTCCACAGGGTCTCCTGTGAGGCACTGGGTCCAGAACCAGTAGTCGGCCTGCTCTTTGGTGGTAGTGACCTCCTCCTTGCCGTTGAACAGACGACAAGCAATCTGTTTCATGTCCTTGTCAGGACTGATAAGAACGAAATGAGAAGGATCATTGTGGCAATGAATACCAAGAGCATCATCAGCTTCCAGGAGGGGCATGGTAACAGTAGGGTAATGATGTCGGCACCAATTAAGCAACCTGCGATAGCCAACAGGCTTACGCTTTGTTCGGTTGCCTTTGTATTCAGGATCAACAGTCTTCCTGAAGTTCTTGGTGTCAGAGAAATACAGGGTGACATTGGTGGTGTCAAACTGTGTCCTGAGGTTGCTGATGTCCTGTTCAAAGGTTCGGATGACTTCCTTCAGGTTGCTCACAATAGTGATAACATCCTGTCCCCAATCAAGTTCCTCCTCGTTGACCTGACAGGAACGGTAAGCGAAAAAGTCTGCATCAACCCTTAGGTCAATGGCAGTCTGCCCACGATGCCCCTTCTTTTGCTTCGGAGGCAAGGGGAACTCGGAGGTTGTAATACTCTCCTGCTTGGACGATTGCCCATTCGAGATTGAACTTGAAGTCATTGACAAGGTGTGGAAGGACAGCTAATTGAATTTCATCATGGATCCAACCAAGCCATTGGTAGTCAATGTCCCATTGGTATCCTAGTTTGGTCAGTGACTCATAAGCAATCACATTCCATCGCTTGCAAACGATAGCACCAGCAGACTGAAGCAGGTAGTTCAGGGCTGCATGTTTCTTGCCTTGAAGCTTAATGGGCCGCTGATCCAAACCAATCAGAACATCACTCTCTGCTCGTGTCTTAACAGCAGCGAGGAGATCATCAAGACCAGGAATAGCAGCAAGGAACTTCTTACGAATGTCCTTACCAAGACTCAGGGCTTCCGCATCACCCAAACTCTTGTCCATAGTGAGCCCGATCTTTTTGTCGGAAGCACCGTAAATGAATGCGTAAGTGAGAGACTTGACCGCTTTTCTTGAGCAGCCGACTCGATCTGCATTCTGTTGATGAATGTCACCATTAACAACAACGTCAGCGAAAGACCCCCCATCAAAATAGGCAAGGTAATGACCAAGCATCCTAAGTTCAAGGCCAGAAGCATCAGCACCGACCTGTCGCATTCCCTTACCAGGCAAAAAAAGCGCACGGCATCTTGGATCACTACTTACCTGTCCTAAGTTTGGTTTGCTGTGGGCATTACGCCCTGTGTTGGTTGCAAGCATACACTGGTGATGGATACGCCCCTTGGGTGTTACCACCTTCAGCCACGCATTAGCCCCATCACTGAGTTGTCCTACCCCTTTCTGGAGTTCCAAGATACGTGCAAAGGTGGTTGCCTCTGTTGTATCAAGACCCATCAGGATGCCCTCATCAATCTTAGGGGTGCCAGTATCAGTGAACTGTTCAGGCTTCCACCCTCGCCAGGTCATGAAGGCCCAGCCGATGTGATGACGGCTGGTGGGGTTGAACTCTTTCAGCTTGGTAAATGGTGCATCCTTGACATACCCCTTGGTCTGGTTAGGACGTTTGGGAATCATCTGACCACCATCCACATAGGGGAAGATGCTTCTCATCCCATCAGCCAACTGATCCATCTCTGTTCGGAGAGTTGATTCAAGTTGCTGACCTGCCCCAATGTCAAAGGGCCATCCTGATGCCTCTTGCTTTGCCATGATCCGGCCAAGATCATGCTCCAAACGAATGGAATCAGCATAAGCACTTAGCTTGGGTGAGAATAACTCAACCAGCTTGTTGCTGACGTGAACATCCTGTTCGCAGTAGTCCTCCATCTCCTGTGACCAATCAGACCAGTCTGTGGTCTTCCCAAACTCACCCTTGTATTCGGTGAGACGGTAGCCCCAGGCCTCCAAACTGTGGCGTCCGAAGAGCTGTCCAGGCATTGCTGCTGGACGTTTCCGCACATCACGTGTAAGAATATCAGGAAAAAACATACGCGACAAGATCAACGTGTCAAAGGTGGTGGCCTTTGGGTTGAAGAAAGGATAGATTTGTTGAAGGGCAGGGATGTCGTAGCCAACAATGTTGTGGCCCCACAGCTCATCTGCCTCCAGGAGAAGGGTAACCCCTGCGGTCACACTGTCCTGACCACCCTGATCATTGAAACGAAAGATCTGTTTGGTATCCAAATCCATCGCAACAATGCAATGGACAACACTGAGCTTACGCAGCAGACCATTGGTCTCACAGTCAAACAGTAACCTTAATCCCATGCGCCCTCCTCGGCAGCAAACTTGGTTTCGGTGATCACATCAGGACGACCACAGCTAGCGCAGAACACACCAGTGGGAATCATCTTGCTGAAGAAGAACTCTTCACTGTCACACGTCAGGCACACAACCTTGTTAGTGTAGCTTGTTTGTCGCTCAGAAGTCGAGGTAGTCATCAGGTGCTCTGGTGGTTGGTTTGGTGTCTCGTTGCTTGAAGGCTGAAGTAGTGTCTTCCACCATTCTACCTGTTTCGTTGTTGTAGCTAACGCATCCAGCAGGGCCTGTCTTTCCATTGAATCGGTTCTTCAATACAACCAGCTCTGAGTGACTCTCTCCAGCACTGAGGTTTCGTTGAATAGCGATAACCAGATCAGATAGCTGGACAATGGCATGGGAACCCCTGAGTTGTCCAAGGGATACCTTTCCTCCGTCTTCGTGTCCTTTGTCATTTTGTGGTCGGCGTAGGTGTGAGATCAGAATCATACCAATGCCAGTCTCCTCAACAAAGCTGCGGAGTTTGGTCATGGTAACATCAATCAGCTTGCGTTCATCACCAGAATCATTACCAGACAGAAGGATGCTGAGGTGATCAAGGATGACCCACTTAACACCCTTTGCCATAGTCATGAAGCGAATGTCACTCAGAATCGCCTCAGGATCCACGGAACCAAAGCCGTCACGTAGAAAAACACGGCCAGAGCCAACGGAAGCATCAAACGCTTTGCGGAACTCCTCTTGAGGGATGTCATTGCTGATGTGGAGTGGTTTGTTGGCCTTAACGGACATGAGACGTAAGGCGGTCCTTTGAAGACCCTCCTCCAACCCAATGTAGCCCACATTGTCGCCTTGGTCAACCAATGCCTGTGCTACCTCTCCGCAGAGGGTGCTCTTGCCAACACCCGAACCGGCTGTGACGGTGACCAGCTCGCGCAGTCTAAGACCACCAGTAACGGCGTTAAGACTGTCAAAAGGCCAACTAGCGTCCCGGCCAGCCAAGGGACGACTAGCGATCTCAAAGAGATCAGTTCCGTCGATGACTGTTTTGGGGGAAAACTGTCGTTTGTTCCAGATCGCCTGGCGTATGGCGTCTGTGTCCTTTGCAACTAATGCCTCATTTGCATCCTTGTATTGGTCAGTTCGGGCGATGAACACCCGATCATGAGGGAAGAGAGAAGCACACTCATTGGCAGCATCCTGACCAGGACCATCATTGTCAAAGAAAAGAACAATCTCATCAAAGCCTAGGACCCACTTCAGCTGCTTCTCCAGCGACTTTCTGGCACCGTTGGCACCATTGGGAACACTGACAACTGGCCAATTCGGACGGGCCTGCCAGACACTCATGGCGTCCTCCTCGCCCTCAGTAATGACGATGACCTTACCACCACCGAACAGTTGCTGTCCGAATAGCTGATGGTCCTCGTTCTTACCCTGCCAACGGATGTCCTTGGCAACAGTCTTCTCCTTGAAAGCAATCACCTGTCCTGAGGAGTTGCAATAAGGAAACCGAAGTGAAGAAGAAGTAGTGTCAAACCTGACATTGAACTTCTTGCAGGTATCTTCAAAGATAGCCCGTGTGCGGAGGGGAATGATGTCCCCAGAGTAATCCATAATTGTG